GAAGAAGTTAAGGAGGAGCCAAAAAAAGAAGTTGAGGTAGTAAAGAAAAAAATAGTCAAACCTAAAACTAAACAACAAAAGAAAGAGGACAAACAAAAAGCAGGTACAAAGATTGTTAAGAAGATGGGTGATAAAGGTAGATATGACTCTACAAACCAATTAAAGACACTTATTGTTATGAATGTAATATCAGATACAAAATCGTTTTTTAGCGCTCAAAAGATGCTACAAGACACTCCTGGGTTTTTTTCTAGCATAGTTGTGCCAGATGCGGTATTATCAGATAACAACTTAGCAGCATACCTTATAACAATGGGGTCTAGTCAAAAGATGAACGCACTAATAGATTCTCAATATAAATAGGATAACACATGGCAGAAGTAGAAATAGGCGGGGCAAAAATAACTGGAGGTAAGCTTTTCTGGGCTCTGCCCCTACTGGGCGCACTTGGTTCGGGCGCGTGGGGCGGGTTTACTCTGTACCAAGAATTTTTAGATTTAAAGGAAGCTACAGCCAACTACGTGTCTCCTGACTTATCACACATAGATAACCATATGACGATGGTTGAGGGCAAACTTGCATTGGTAGAATCTGAGTTTAAAGCTTTGAAAGAAGTTGATGCTGCAACTGGAGCTGTCATTCGGGAACAAATCAATAGTGTAAAGGCCATTTCTGCAAATCTCCAAACTGACCTCCACGACCTACGCATGGATCTTAACCAAGACACTGCAGAACTAAACAATGCAATAGAGGTTAAGTCAGACAAAATTAATGCTAATATAGACAAACAGGAAACACGTTTAGAGAAACAAGATAAACGTAACCGTGAGAATATAGAAGATGTTCGTAGTGTAATTAATACGTTTGAACTTAGATTTGAGTCTACTATTAGTTCTTTTGAAACTAGGATTGATAAAAAAATGACAAAATTAGACGATAAACTTGACACGTTAGAAGAAGGGCTAGATAAAAAGATAGAAAGAGCCCTTATAAATCCTTTATTAGGAAAGTAGAAATGGCTAAAAAGTTACAGAAAGATAGCAAGTATGCGTTGGCTGATGCCGATGGAGATGGGATTGTTACGGATGAAGAGATGGATCGCCATGCTATGTGGGTTCGTTTAGAGAACGAGGATAAACAAGCTGACACTCAACGGATGATGGCTTTGACTTCAATGATTGTAAGTATTGTAGGAGTGGCGTTATTGTTGCTTCCTATAATTTCATTAGCGAGAATGGAATCTATATCGCCTGTATTATCTACGTTTTTAATTGCTAATACGGGTATAGTTGCAGCCTACATCACAGGGTCTGCACTATCTAAAACAAAAATGAAGTAGGAGATTAATATGTTTGGAATGATAAGCAGTATTTTAGGTCCTGTTGGTAATTTAGCGTCAAGCTATATGGAAAATAAAACTGAAGCGCAAAGAGGAAAGACAGCGATTGCCAAAGCTAAAGCAGAAGCTGAAGCCAAGGTTATGGTAAGTGCCGCTACAAGCACAGCCGAATGGGAAAAGATAATGGCTAAAGGAAGCCAAGACTCATGGAAGGACGAATGGCTAACAATTTTATTTAGTATTCCACTTTGTCTTGCATTTTGTGGGGATTTTGGACGAACCATAGTGGCACAAGGTTTTTCAGCTCTTGAAGTTATGCCAAATTGGTATCAATACACACTTGGAGTTATTGTTTCTGCCAGCTTCGGGGTTAGGTCTGCAACCAAGTTTTTTGGGGGTAAAAAATGAACAAGAACTATGACCATTGCCTAGAGATGTTGTTAGAACATGAAGGTGGTTTTGTGAATCATCCTAAAGATCCTGGAGGGATAACTAACTTAGGCGTTACAAAACGTGTTTATGAGGATTGGGTTGGGCATGAAGTGTCTGAGCAGGAAATGCGTGACCTGACTAAAGAAGATGTAGCTCCAATCTACAAAAGTAATTATTGGGATAGGTGCAAATGTAACTCACTTGACTCTGGATTAGACTTTTCTGTTTTTGATTGGGCTGTAAATTCAGGATCAGGTAGGTCAGCGAAGGCTTTACAGACAATTGTCGGTGCTGATGCAGACGGTGCTATTGGCCCTGCCACACTTGCATTAGTCAACAATAATTCTACGGAAAATTTAATTGAGAAGATGTACTACGCAAGACAGGAATTTTACGAAGGGTTAAATACATTCGATACGTTTGGCCGAGGTTGGTCACGAAGAAATAAAGAGACACTAGAAGCTTCACTAGAAATGATGGATTAGTTATGGCGCTTAAAAAAATAGCATTAAAACCTGGGGTTAATCGTGAGAACACTCGGTACGCTTCTGAAAATGGTTGGTATGAGTGTAATAATGTACGATTTCGCCAAGGCACACCTGAAAAAATTGGGGGTTGGACACGTATAAGTTCAGCAACGTTTGAAGGTGTTAGTCGTTCTTTGTGGAATTGGATTACTTTAAGTGGTCAAAATCTAATAGGCGTGGCCACTAACCTTAAATTCTACATAGAAAATGGTGGTGGGTATAATGATGTAACACCTGTGCGAACTACAACTTCTGCTGGAGTTATAACTTATAGCGCATCTTCTACTACATTGAGTGCCGCTGTAACATCTACAAGTGCTACCACCATAGCTATAACAGACGCAACTGGCTTCCCATTATCAGGAGTGATACTCATAGATAGTGAAGTTATATCCTATACAGGTGTTACTGATAACACGTTGACAGGATGTACTAGGGGCGCGTCTTATCTTGTATCTGATGTATCTACAAGCACTACAGCAGCTACACATAGTTCAGGTGCAGCAGTAACGTGTTTTACTATTCTTGTTACTCATAGTAATCATGGAGCTTTAGTTAATGATTATGTTAGTTATAGTGATGCAACAGCACTAGGGGGCAACTTTACTGCTGATATTTTAAACTTAGAATATAAAATTCAATCTGTTGAAACTGATAGTACGTATACAATACTCGCAAAAAGTTTTAGTAACGCTACTTTAAAGTTTACCAACCTTGCATCTACTAGTTCTGATTCAGGGAACGGTGGCAGTTCTACAGTTGGCGTATACCAAATAAATACAGGTGTTACCTCTGCTACATCTTTTGAGGGTTGGGGTGCGAGTGGTTGGGGTTCTGGACCATTTAATACGGGAGAATCAAGTGTTGAAGAACTACGAGTGTGGTCACAACAAAACTTTGGGGAAGATTTAATATTTGGGTATCGTAACGGACCTATTTACTATTGGGACGCGTCAAATACTTTATCTACCCGTGCTGTAGAGTTGTCTAGTTTATCAGGCGCGTCTGCCGTACCAACAATACAAAATTTTATACTTGTATCAGATATTAATCGGTTTGTGTTCTGTTTTGGTACAACCCCTATTGGCTCTGCAAATAAAGACCCTATGATTATTCGTTGGTCTGACCAAGAAGACGCTACAAATTGGACTCCTGCAGCTACAAACCAAGCGGGTAGTTTGCGGTTGTCTCGTGGTACTGAGATTGTAGCGGCTGCTCAAGCTCGACAAGAGGTACTTGTTTGGACAGATTCGTCTCTATACTCGTTACAGTATGTTGGAGCAGGTTCTGGGGTATGGGCAGCACAGCTTGTTGGTGAACAAATATCTATAGCATCTCAAAATAGTGTAGCTTACGCAAGTGGTGTCTCCTACTGGATGGGTAAAGATAAATTTTACATGTATGACGGCTCTACTCAACCACTACAATGTGACCTACGTAAATACGTGTTTACAGACTTTAATACCGAACAGTATAACCAAGTGTTTGGTGGTAGTAATGAAGCGTTTAACGAAGTGTGGTGGTTTTATTGTTCTAGTAGCGCTACTGATAATGATAGGTACGTAGTCTATAACTACTTAGAACACATTTGGTATTACGGTTCTATGGCACGTTCTGCATGGTTAGACTCTGGACTTAGAGCTTTCCCACTAGCAGCTACATTTAACTCTGTACTTGTAAACCACGAAGAAGGTGTTGATGACAATGAGACGGGTACAACAGCGGCCATCCCTGCGTTTATTACATCTGCTGACTTTGATTTAGAGGATGGCGATAGGTTTATGTTGATGTCTCGTGTACTACCAGATGTATCTTTTGAAGGGTCTACGGCAGCCAACCCTGCCATAACAATGTCTTTCTTCCCACTAACATCTTCTGGTTCTGGGTATAATAGCCCTACATCCGAAAGTGGGGTAAGTACAGGCGTAGCTACACGTAGCGCTACTTCTCCTGTTGAAGTATACACTAGCCAAATACATACACGAGTACGAGGACGACAAGTATCTATGAAAATAGAATCTAGTGCTGCGGGCGTACAATGGCAATCAGGCGCTACACGAATTGATATTAGACCAGATGGGAGACGGTAATGGCTGACCAATATACTGTAGAATTTCGTGCTCCCGCATTACCTTACGCTCCTACTGAGTACGATGCAGCGGCGTTTAACACACTTAATAACATATTAAGATTGTATTTTAACCAGCTAGATAACGCGTTAAGAGATAATGGTCTTGCGGATAGATCAGATGCAGTAGGGTGGTTTATAAGCTAATGGCAAATACATATGTAAATGCAAAACAAGATTTAACGTCTACAGATGTCACAGTTTTATATACTTGTGCTACATCTACTACAGCTATAGTAAAGTCTATATTAGTTTCTGAAGACTCTGGTAATGCAGACACCTTAACTTTAACTTTAACTAATGGTAGTTCTGTGTATAGTATATGCAAGACCAAGTCGATTGGGGCTAATGGTACAACAGAATTACTAACTGCACCTCTCGTAGTGCAAGCGTCCGAAATATTAAAAGTTAACGCAGCAACAGCAAATAGACTACATGTAATTGCTAGTATACTTGAAATAACTTAGGGTTTGTTATGGGAATTGTGAATAGCAAAGAAAAATCGCTACCTCCTGCAGCAGTCATAGCTATGGCATTAGAAGAAGTGGGTACAGGAGATATGCCTGTAGAAACAGTAATGATGACTATCGTTAAAGAAGCTGAAACCGCAGACGTAGTACAGATAGGCAACACTGTGTTTATTGGTCATTTTGGTAAAGGTGCTAACAAAAATAGAGTTGTAGGTCGCCCGTTAAATGCAGATGTAGGGCGTAATTATGTACGTAATATATTAAAATATGCAGGATATTTGCAGAAACGTGGTGTAACTAATTATACTACTCAAATTGAAGGTGATGTAATGTTGCCTGCCATGCGAGCATTGAAAAAAGTGTTCGATAAAACTGACTCCATATTTCAACTAGAACCCGCAGAAGACGATCATCACGTATTGTTCATAGAATTAGGTAAAGAACCACTGGATAAAGGGTTATAGTATGAGTAGTGCAGTAAAAGCGATTAAAAAACCTATAAAAAAAGTCCTTTCTAAAGTTGAAGATGAGATATTAAAGCCTGTAGTTGATACTGTTGAGGGCGTTGTAAAAGCTATGGGTGACGACCCCATAACAACTATAGCTATGATAGGGGCTTCTATGATTCCAGGAGTTAATGCAGCGGTTATACCTCTTATAAGTGGAGCCTCAACTGTTGCTAAAGGTGGTGACCTTAAAGATGTAGCAAAAAGTATAGCCATATCTGCTATCGCCCCTGCTGCTGTAGGTAAAGTTTCAGCGGTAGTTTCTAACACAGTAACAAATCTAGGTGTTAGTGCTGGCGCATCTACAGCTATTGGTAATATCGTAGGTAAATCTGTAGTATCTGCGGCTACGGGAGCTGATTTAAAAACTGCATTAATAGGCGGTGTAAGTGGGGAAATTGCTAAAACTTCAACTAAATACTTTAAAGAAGCTGTCCCTAACTTTGACAAACTTTCAGAAAGCCAACAAAACTCTGTTAATACAGCTATAACAACGTTTATTGAATCAGGGGGGAACGTTAGTGAAGGTGTATTGGCAGGTGTAGCTAGTTCTATAACCGATAGTATAGACGCTTTAAGTCCTAAAACTGCGCAGTTTAACGAAGCTATTGTCGCTGCAACTAAAGCAGGGCTACAAGGACAAGATTCTGGCGCTGCCTTTATAGGTAGTTTAAACAGCCAAGGCGCTGCAGCACTAGGTGACAAAGTAAAAACGTATTTTGA